CTTCGTGCATCTTCTTTAACGAAGGGCTAACAGATTCCATTACGGCCGTTGTTTTATCTGTTACTGTGCCAAAGTGTGCCATACGATCTTGTATAGCCGCGGTGCTTTCTTTGGTCATTCCCTGTAAAGCATCCATAAAGTCAGCACGAGCTTTTGGATCCATTTTTTGTAGCTCAATTTGCATACGCATTGATGAAGTGGCTGCGTCTGCTTGTGCTTGTTGTTCTTTAGCACTCTTACCAGTTAAATCTGAGATTAATTTTAAATCACGTGCATATTGTTCTGTTTGGGCAGCAACCTCCGCATTAGAAGCATTGAGTTTGCCCATTGGTCCTGCCATACGTTGCATGGTTGTAGCGTATGCGTCAGCCTGCTCTTCCATGTTCATACCAAGAGCAAACATACCCTGACGAGCTTCTTTACCACCAGCAGCCATGGCTTCAGCCATACGTTTGCTACCAGCGGACACACCCAGACCCGAACGTGTTAATGCATCAGTATTGGCCGCAGTGGCTGCACTCATTTGCTCCAGAGTCATACCACCCTCTTGGGCAGTTTTGGTCATTGCTGTCAGGCCACCGGCATAGATTGCGCCGGCTTGTCCCATCTTTTGATAACTGGCAATCATCTTGCCAGTTTGAGAAATCATAAAGTCTATGCCAGTTTTAGCTAAACTTGCTAAAGCATTGGCAGCAACACTGGCAGTTTGACCTACAGCAACTAACGCAGCGCCACCGGGTTTACCGGCTTTTTTCAGGTCTTCGCCTGCTGACATTAATGCTTGTGCGCCAACCTGTACACCGGTATTGACAGTATCTACTGCCATCTTCATGCCAGCACCGGCGGCAGCAAATGCATCACCACTGGCCATAGCACCTTGGGCTACTTGTAAAAATCCAGAAGTAACCTGGCCGATAACTCGTCCACTCATATAGCCTAAACCGCGGCTCAGTGACTGGAATTCGTCTGTAGCATCTTCAACTCCAAGAATCAATTTTGCGTATTGCTTACGCATCTTGTCAATTTCTTGAAGTTCCTTTTCACGGGACTTGGTAGTTTTTTCTAACAGTTCCGTTTCTTTGGCTTTATTTTCTTCTTCGGTGGGCATTTTTACCTATAAATATCTAAGTATATCAATTATATTTATAGGAAAAAATATGCCTCAATTACCAAATAATGCTAATGTAAACCCATTAGCTAAACATTTTCGCCAGCCTTCTGTTTACATAACACTAACCAGTGGGGGAAAGTATTGGAAAGACGGCTCGCTCGAGTTACCAGTTAATGGAAAAATTCCAGTATATCCTATGACTGCCAAAGACGAAATTGTGCTAAGAACACCCGATGCCTTAATCGACGGTACCAGCGTAGTACAGGTTGTGCAGAGTTGTTGCCCTAACATTAAAAATGCCTGGGAAATGCCCAGCGTTGATGTGGACAGCACCATAATTGCTATACGTATTGCCAGCTATGGACCAAATATGCCAGTTAGCTCAAAATGCCCCCATTGCGGTGAAGAACACGACTACGATGTTAATTTAAGCGATGCATTAGATAAAATTGTCATGCCCGATTATAGTCAACCAGTTAATGTTAGCAACGAGATAAGTGTTAAATTAAAACCAATGACTTATCGCCAGGTCAGTAAAGCTGGAAGTATTACCTATGAAGAACAAAGATTGATACAGACTCTCCAGGATGAAAATATGCCAGACGAGGAGAGAAAAATCAAATTCAACGGACATGTGCAACGCATGGTCGAATTAAGTGTAGAAAATGTAGCTGCTTGTACAGAAAGCATTACGGTTGATGGGTCAGACGAAGTAACAAACCCAGCGTTTATTAGAGAATACTATGCCAACGCTGAAACTAATGTCCTTAAACAAATTCAAGATAGAATACAAGAATTTGCCAATGTTATTAGTATCAAGCCAGTGGATGTAAAATGTACATCCTGCGACGCTTCATTTAAACTTTCAATTGATTTTGATTACTCAAGTTTTTTCGGCAAAGGCTTTTGATTCTCGGCAACGAAGATATCATAACGTTGCTTAACCGATACGATAGAGAATCAAAAGCCTTACGCGAAGAATTATTAAGAATGTGTTGGTATATGCGTGGTGGCATTACCTATGATGAGGCATTTATGCTCACTCAGGAAGAACGCGAACTTATTAACAAGATCATTAAAGAAAATATGGAAACAACTAAAAAGTCAGGATTGCCATTCTTTTAAGATCTCTAACGAGATCTGTTGTTTCGCTTTGCTCACAACATTTTTTTTATTATTGATGTTTTTCAGTATCATCCAGATTTATCAGTCACACTTTGCCCGCTAAAGGGGCAAAATGAAATTGTAGCATCATCCGAGTAGCACAATCACTTAGCGTTAGAACTACATACTTACGTATACACAGGCGGTTGTCCGGTACCTGCTCGTTCTGTCTTTATACAACGGCGGTTTGTAAACATACGCTAACACATTTACAAACGTGTGAGATTTCCTCACTCTTTTAGCCTTTTCCTAATACTTTTCAAACAATCAAACCGCTTATAGGCGTATGCGATCCGGGTCCTGTTAAGGATACTGATTGAGTGCTCTCGGGCGCAGAGAGGCTTCCGTCCGGGTATAGTTAAATCCCTTGTCTTAGACACATGATGTTGACCTGTGCGAGTCTTAACTGCCTAATTTATTTTTTATATGGGAGCCATGGACACGGACTTGAATATGTCCGTTATAATAATCATCTGATTCTAAGACTTGGTGTCTAAATTGTTCTCTTGCTTCTATGTAACTACATTCTGCTTTGCTTTTGCAATAATATAGTATTTCTCTTGTAAAATTGTCAATGCCTAATTCAGCCACATCTTTGTTTAATTCAATATTTGAGCCATAATATGTTTGCCAATCCGAGTCTATCTTACCCTTAATTTTCTTGCGTTTCTTCTTGCCATTCTTTAGTTTAACCATACGATACGTAGTTTTGCTAAACTTTGCTAATTTTTTGCCAATATATTTCCTGCCAGACAGTTTATTAGTGATCAAATAAACAAATCCGACACAATCTTCGGGTAAAATTTCTACAATAGAGTTTTCGAATAACCATGACATGCATTGTAGTTATCTCTCTGTAACATGATAGTAATATAGTCTTGAAATTACGCAATATCTACATCTGTATTGTAACTTGTGTACCCGTTTTCCTTAACAACGTGCAGAGTATTGTTTACACGCCCTGCAAGTTCGTCTTTGTGCGACACTAACCAAATTGACTTGTTAGCTTCGCGACTCATCTTTTTCAGGATAGCCAGGCTGTTTTCCACGCCCGAGCTATCCATACCGCTGTCAACTAACTCGTCAATAAACAACAAGTTAATAGGCTGATATAAACTTTCCCAAACATCTCGGAACGCCCAGCTCAAGGATAAGATCAAGCGGTTACGTTCTCCCCGTGATAGGTTGTCAAAGTCTAAATCTCTTCCCAATTCCGTAATGCTTACGCTAAGATCATTGTTGAACTTAACGGTGTGTGGTAAGCCAATACGATCAAGGTACTGTCCCAGGCGGGCATTTAAGTAACTTAAATTCTGGTCAATAATACGTTTACGAATAAACGAATCTTTGTTTGTTAATAGTTTAAGCAAAAATTCCTGATGATCTTTTACATTTGTTAGATCATTGATTATATCAAATTTAATTTCTTCTACGCCTTGCGTTTGCATTTCTGCAATTTGTTCTGTGTACGGATCTTCTTCGGCCTGCTTGGTAGCTAATTGTGTAATCAAACTATCAACTGTGGCTTGATGATGAATAGCATCAGACTCTTTATCATAAAATGTTTCTGGACGAGGACCTAAACGGCCCAGCCCATCGTGAGCCGACTGTAGTTCAGCCAGTGTGGCAGCATGTGCTTCCGCTGACTCCTTTGCTCCAGCCAAATCTCTCTGCTTTTGTCCCAATACCTGTTGGTGCTTCTCGTCATGAAATTCCTGTCCACAGGTATGACACGTATGATTTTCCAACGAAACAAGTTCTGCTGTGATCTTAGTAATAGTTTTTTCTTCGCGGGCGACATCCATTTTGGATCTCGCAATCGCCGACGATAGTTCATTGATATCCTTGCGAGTTTGATCCCACGTTTTAAACGCTTGGTGTGCCTGAATCTCGGACGCGATGTTGATCTTCTGTAGCTCTTCAAGCGCCGTTTGTAATTTCTGTACCTCTTCTGCATGTTTAGTCACCCACAATGTTTGTCGACGCTTTAACGATTCTATTTGTTCTTCAATACGTTTGTTAGCATCGCCTACTGCTTTAATGCGAGCTTCTTCGGCAGTAATAGCATCTTTGGTAGCCTTATTAGCTTCTTTTAATCTGTCAGCCTTTTCAGACAACATAGTGATACCAAGCAACTGTTCAATAATAGTACGTTGATCATTGGCTTTAAGTGCTAAAAATGGTTCAGTATAGGTATTAAGTGCCACAATATGTTTGAACATGTCGTGACTCATACCTAACATACGTTCTATCTCTGCTTGTGTTTCTCTTGAATCGCCTTGTGCATCATCGGTAATTTCTCGTTCAACGCTACCCACAAAGAACTTCATTGTGTTGGGTTTACGTCCACGTTCGATTCGATAGCTTTCGCCATCCTTTTCAAAATCAATAGTAACCATCATATTCTTTTGGTTAGTTTTATTGATTAAATTATCTTTCTTGATGTTGGTAAGTGCGTTGCCATATAAGGCATAACTGAGTGCATTGATAATAGTGGTTTTACCCGTACCATTACGTGCTCCTGTGTCGTCGCCACCTAAATCTAAGTTTTCGCCCAAGACCAAAGTGAGATCTTGTCGATCAAAGTTTACTGCCTGAGTGGTATTACCCACGCTCATAAAATTCTTAACGGTTAGATCTTTTATTTTAAACATTAGTCAAGTATAGATTTATTTTTCTGAATAGTCAATTTTAGTTTTTTCTAAAATCTTGTCTTAGCGATTCGTGGTCAAGTTTGAATTCTTCGTATTTTTGTTTATTTAGATAAGCAACCTTATCAAATTGTAGTCGGCTGAACTTTTCTGATAACTTTGAATTAACGTCATCCAAATTAATCTGTCCTTGCCAAACCGCAATATAAATCTTTTGATATGCCACATCTACTACCACGTCAGCAGAAACACCATTTTGATTTACAATATCAGCAAGTTCACTGATTTGGAAATCTGTTTCGTTAATACGATAAAAGTTCGAACGCCCAAGGTGTGTGTAACCATCTACACTATTGCCGGCAAACAAATCTTCCAATTGAATAGTCTGCGGATAAAGAGCTGGACAACCCACGGATAATTTTCCATCAACAATGTTGACGTTAAAAAATTGGTCAACAGTATTGCCCATATAGTTTATTTGATAATTGTCTGTTGTGATTGTTGCGTCTATAGTTCTTAATAGGATAGGCCCACAGGTCTCGTTGCCACCAAACATACTACGTAGACGTGCAACTCGAACCTTTTGTATTTTTTCCACATAGTCTGGAGTGATATAGTACCCACCAACAATAATATCAATGCTGTGTTCAAATTGCATTTCGTTTTTAATCATGTAATCTAACATGTTGTCCAACATAGATTTCCAGGATAACATCAATCGAGAAATTTTGTTTGCAATGACGAAATTGACAAACTCCTCAACATCATCGGTAAACTGACTGACAAATTGATAATGTTCGTCTGCACCAGCAAAACCCGGTAAAAAATTAGCCATTAATACAGCTGCATGATGCATATTGCGTACATGAGCAATGCGTTGATTTTTTAAATCAAGTACAACGGCATTACGTTTACCAATTCTATAGAGTTGTTGGTGTGTGTATGTTAATAATTTTGGCTCACCGGTAGTACCGCTGGAAGTAGTCCATAATAAAACATCATCCGGCGCAGAGAAAATCTTAGTAGATACGTTATTAAAAGTCGCTGGATTATCAATAGTATACTCGTGAAAAATATCTTCCTGCATGGTTTTTGTGCTGTAACGCCGGCACATGTTTACCAGACTGGGAGTATTTTTAGTTACATTATCGTAATAGATTAAATCAACAAACCCCCAGGATTTTACCAAAGTTTCCATTTTGCTTGAATAGCCATCTTCTCGTGTTGGCTTCTCGGGAAAAATTAAAATTTTTAATCCCAACTCTGCTGCAGCAAAAAATAAAGAAGTATAGGTAAAACTAACAGATTGATCGACCAGGCCAATACTCATGCCGGGTCGCATATGATATTTTTCAAATAGTATAATTTTCCAAAAGTTGATATTGTCGTTTAACTCTTGGTTAGTAAATGTATTTTTTTGATCGTGATAAGATAAATTCTGCGTGACGTAATCACGACTGATGACTTCCATTATAAACTCCTATAGATGTCTAACAATAAATTTTTATTAAATTGTTCGCTTTCGATACTGCTTAACTGCCCGTAGACAATTTGATCAACTGATTCAAATTCGATATTGCCCTGTATTTCATAATCAGTTAAGTCGGTAACCTTGGCAGGGATAAGCGTAATTTCACGTAAGTTGTAAGTGTCGATAAATGTTTCTTTGATAAAAGTAGCTTCTTCGTAGCTAATATCAATGTCTAAATTAACACGCACATGCATATTTGGTTTTAGCATGGCCTCTGTGTGTTTGAGCACATCCGACAAATTAAACACACGATACATGGGCTGATCAGGCCAGGCATAGTATACAGGGTCTTTGTCCCATTCTAATATCATAAGGCCTCTGTCATCGTCGCCGGCATCGGCATAGTTATGTGGAAAACAGTTGCCCAAATAAGTCACATTGCCGCGAGTCTGTCGCTTATGGAAATGTCCGGAAAACACATGCTCAAATCCGGCTAAGTCGTGCTTTGGATCCACTTCGCCGTGGTCGGGCATAGCTACCATAGCATTCATCAAGTATCCAGGCAGTTCAAAGTGCCCAAACATATACTTGCCTTTGAGCTTCTTTAATCGTTTGAAGTCGTCGCCCACAAGCCACGGAGCAATAGTGACGTCGCCGATAGTAGTCCAATCGTTACAAATATGGATGTTAGTAAGGTGTTTGGCCCACTCCACACTTTGTACATCACGCTTATCGCGATAATACAAATCATGGTTGCCTGGAATAAAGTATGTTTGATCAAAGTTAGCATTCAGGTGCTCCAGTGCTTGTAGACTGTATTGTAGCGTAAGGATGTTAATGCTGGCACGATTATTATGCCAGTCACCCAAAAACAAACAGGTGTCGCATCCTTCCTCTCGGGCTTTAGCAGTTGCCCACTTTACAAAATTTAAACAGTCTTCGTTGTGTAGCGTACTGTTCGACTTCAATCCAAAATGGATGTCCGTAAACACAGCCGCCTTCTTAAAAAGGTTAGTCATAGTATACTAATATAGAGGATTAAATGAGCGAAGTCAAAGACTTATTCGTCCGAGTCGTGACTTGCACCACCACCACTACCCCATTGTCCACCACCGGAGCTCATGCCCTGGCGTGTATAGCTTGGCATCAAGCCATTCTGTTCCATAATGTCATCGCGTAGGTTTTGGTTACGCTTTTCAATATTTAGAACACGAGTAAATGAGTTTGTAATTGCTGCTGTATAATAAGCAAATGGATTTTGTGACTTAGCTTCGTCAAACTGTAGACCAATTTGACTTAACTGTAAGAGTGCTTGACTACGCATTTCGTCATTGTAGGTATAACCACGCCAGTTGCTACGTGTAGCATAGCGTTCACATAATTTAATAAACATATGAGCCAGTTTAGGAGTCATCTTGCCGTGATCTTTGCTAAACTTGCCGGTCTTTAATCCACCGGCCCAATGACTTTTACCCACAAGTTCGGGTTCGCCTTGGTCGTTTAATTTATAGTGTTGGAATGGAGGAAAGTTTACCTTGACGTATTTGGTATGAGTAGTGTCTAATTCGTCGTATTCAGTTAATAACGGATCCTCGTCATCTTCAATTTCCAAGGCATTCATACGTGCTTTTTTAGTTTTAGCATCGTCAACTGGAATATGATCCCAAGTCATTACTCGGAATACTACATCTGTGTCAGGGACATCTTTGAGTTTAACTTCAAATTCGTCTAATTTACGCTTAACACCATCTTTGGTAGCTTCTTCGTGTGCTAATTTAGCCAATCGTTCAGCACGGTTTTTACGTGCCTCTAACGTGTTCTTTTTGTTGATTTTTTCTACCGATGGTAAAATAATATCATAATCCGCATACTCTTGTTTGGTATAGCTACAGTAGGTAGTTTTACTTTTGTGTATTTCTTTGAGTATGTCTTTGTTGTTTAAATAATTGTGTTTCATTTTAATGGTGTCTCCCGACAAGTCAGTGCATACTAACATATTACATATCCTGTGTCAACCGATTAATAATAGCCGTTTATTTTTTGAATAAATATTATATATTAGGGCATTAGCATATGGGTCTTTTTGACGATACACCTTCTTTTGATACTTCGGCATTTAGTTCCGGGTTTGACAATGTAGTAAACTCTGTTAGTAACGGGTTGGCTGCTGACTTCAATAACGTAACTAATTCTATTACCGGGGCAATCAACGTCAGTGCAAATCGACTGTTAAGTGCTGGATTAAATTTTGGTGGAGGCTCAACTGGCCTGGGCTTGCTAAATTCAACTCCCACTATAAACATCAATGGTGGCCGAGCAAAAGATTGGCGTGTTAGACTAAGCCTTCCGGTTAATTTTCCAGCTATTATGAATGGACAAAATTTAGCACCACTTAGCCGAACAGGCAACGGTGTGGTTTTTCCATACACTCCTACTGTTGCAGTAACACACAATGCTCGCTATCAAGAACAATCGCTCACACATAGTAATTATAAGAATTATTTCTACGAAGGCTCGGATGTGGCAGAAATAAATATTTCTGGCGAATTTACTGTGCAGAACATTGCCGAAGGCCAATACTTAATGGCGGCAATTTACTTCTTTAGAACCTGTACCAAGATGTTTTTTGGTGCAGATCAATTGGCAGGAAATCCTCCACCAATATTATTCTTAGACGGTTACGGAGATTTTTATTTCCCCCACGTTAGTTGCATAGTTAAATCGTTTACACATAATATGCCGGCCGACGTTGACTATTTAGAAATACCTACAAACACTTTAGGTAACTACGTATCGAGATTACCAACTACAAGTACCATTAGTGTTACTGTACAACCTGTTTACAGTCGTCAAAATGTTTACAATAGATTTAATTTAAATCAGTTTGCATCAGGACAACTAATAGGACAAAGTACAGGCGGCACAGATATAGCAGGATTCATTTAATGGCTTCAACATCAAATTACAGTCGCAGTAGTCCTTATTATAGCACACCTTCTTTTGGGAAGTTTTTAGATATATTAGACTACAGACCAATTGATAAGCAACCCGATGACGTTGTTTATGTAATTAATAATACCTATCAATATAGACCTGATTTATTAGCCTACGACTTATATGGAGATAGTTCCTTGTGGTGGGTGTTTCGTGCTCGTAACCCCAACGCCATTGAGGATCCATTGTTAGATTTTCGTGCAGGCGTAACAATTTACATACCTAATAAGAATACCTTAACCGCCAGCCTGGGAGTTTAATCCATGGCTATATTCACCAAGTATACAGTTGTTAAAGATCCCAACACTGGTCAAGATATAGAATTTGGCCAGTTGTCACAGGCTGATCAACAAACAATACTTGATGCTGACTCTGCACAGACAGCAAGCGAAATATCTGGTGCATCAACAGAAACAGCAGGAGATGCAACAAACCCTTCTGCCAATGCCAGCACACAAAATACTGGAACAGACTCTGGGTCAAATTCTTCTGCTACACCGCTGTCTGAAGAAGAAATACAAGCACAAGATAATCCTCCGGCAGATAACACTGACACAGTAAATCCCAACGAAAAACCAATTAACCCAGCAGATCCCAATGCCTGGGACAGCGAAGACTCGGCAACATTTAATCCAAAGTCAACTGGTAGCATGGCCGGTAAACTACCCAGTAACATGGGCGGTACTCTTAATGCCGGACAAAGCATAGGTACAGACAGTAGCGGACAAGGCTATGTTTCCAGCGTAAATCTATTACATCAATATCCCAGCTATACATATGGATTAACATTACACGCATTGACTCCGGCAGACTATGCTCAATTGGTAGACAATCCAAAAGGCTGGAGACCATCGTTGACCTTAATAAGTTCTGCCAGTAGATATAAAAACAGTAGAAGTGCATATTTTAAAGATGACTTTTATTTTGAAGATCTTAAAATTTCTACGGTGATTGCGCCAACAGCGGAAACCAAGGCTACCAATGGCATTGATTTATCTTTTACTATCATTGAGCCATATGGTATGACGCTAATAGATAGACTATTGGATTTTAGTCAATATGAAGTACGTATACAAAACTATTTAGAAGTTCCGTATGTTTTGGAAATTAATTTCTTTGCCTATACCGACAGCGGCCAGGTATTATTAAACCCGTTGACCAAGTGGTTTCCTATTAACCTGAGAGAAATGAAGATACGCAACAGCGTCAAAGGAACTGAGTATCAGGTACAGGCTACTCCTTACAATCATCAGGCCTATACACAAAATTTTCAAACAATTAAATCTGCTGTTGAAGTAACTGCTAAAACTGTTGGTGACTACTTCAATGGTAACGACACCGATACAGCAACAACCGCATCGGCAATGGATGCTTATTATGCAGCCAACCCAGACAAAAAGCGTCCTGGTAAAGTAGACCCGGCAAAAAATACAGCAAAAGCACCTGCACCAAAATCTGCACAGCCAGTCAATGATCCCCCTGCGGTTGATGTAAATGGCAACACCACAGGGCAGACAACAGCCGACCCAGCAGCTGCCGCAACAGACACAACGCCAACTCCAATAACGCCTACTATTAAAACAAACAGTTTGGCGGCTGCTTATAATGCTTGGCAACAAGCGGCATTAGAGGGTGGCGACCAGGAAGTAGCCGACAGTATTTCTTTTGTAATAATGGATGCAAACATCAATGGACTGCCACCTAACGCTATTAAAAATGCCAAAGTAGCATTTCCTAATAAAACAGACGTGTCAAAAACACCAGCATCTTCTAACGATAAAGCCGGTACAAACGCAAATGCAACCAACAACGATCCAAAGAAAAGTGCAAAAACACCTGCGGCTCAAGGCGATACAATGAATACCCAGACTTTTACAATCAATGCTGGCACAAGTATTGTATCTGTAATAGATCAAGTTATAACCAACAGCGAGTACATAACAAACCAATTGGTTGAAACAGAAACCTCAACCTCAACGTCAGACGCAAGATCCAGCGCAGAAAATCTTAGCAAAGCATTAGGCGACAAACCTGTCTATTGGTACAAGGTAGTGCCCAAACTTGAAATTACTAAATTTGACGAAACACGCCAGACCTGGGGCAAACACGTAACTTTTTATATTACTCCTTATCTTTATTATAACGGCAGAGATCCGCGTGCCGCCAAATCAAAATTGCCACACGCTGTTAAAGATTACCAATATTTTTATACTGGAAAAAATAGAGATATTATTAATTTTGATATTGATTTTAATGCATTGTTTTTTAATGCTGTCTTAATAGATAAAAAACAAAAAGAAGTCACAGCAAAATATAAAGGCTCAACTGAAGAAGATACTACCAAGAGTAAATCAGAAAAACAAGTAGGATATCAAAATCCTGCGCCAACTAAAAAAGTATTAGTAGCCGGATCTGCTACCAGCGGCGGTGGTGCAATTACCAAAGCTGACACGCAAAACAGTCAAAGTTTTAAAGATAATCTTTATACCTATGTTGGCGGCGACATGATAAACTTAGACGTAAGAATCATTGGCGACCCTGATTTTATCAAACAAGATGATGTATTGTTTGGACCGGGTACTACAGGTGGCGACACGGGCCAGGGCAGAGTCAATGGCGCCTCGGGCAGTTTATCTATGGATTCAGGACAGATTTTTTGCAATGTAAGTTTTAAATCAGCTGCTGACATCATGCCAGAAGGAAATCCGCGCGGACAACTACGCTATTATGGCACAGAATCCCAGGCAGCATTCAGTGGGTTCTACTGTATTCAAACTGTTGATAGTGAGTTCCATAACGGCAAGTTTACGCAATCGTTAAAAATGTATCGCCAACCAAATCAGCCTGGCGATGGTACTTCTCCAACATCGGCATCGACTACCACTGGCAGTTCTCGACTGGCATCAATAAACAGTGATTTAAAAACACTTGTTTTAAATGGAAGTTCCAAGGTCTCGGGCAAATCAATTGACAAAGCTCTACCAGATGGAAAACTTGCTGACATAGTAGGCGGAAATAAAACTCCAGCCTGGGAAGAAGATTTTCCAACACCCAAGCCAGACCCAACAGAATTGACAGTTGACCCAACAGTTGAAGCAGGCAACAGCGACGATGGATTAGTAGCAGTCGTTGATGGGGGTTCAACAGAACCAATTGGTGATAACAGTAACACCGACGGTACCCTTATTGTTTAATGGGCCTTAGAACAAATAAGTACACATAACAGGATTTTTTAATGCCAATAGATAAAGTTTCCAGATCAAAATTGCCTAAATGGGCTGCTCGCGACACAGCCGCTGGGCAAAAATTTGACACGGCTACTTATATGGGCGTTGTCAAAGACAACAAAGACCCTATTCGCGGAGGCCGACTACGTGTATGGATTCCAGACTTTGGTGGTGATCAAACAGATGAAAAATTCTGGCAAACAGTTTCTTATGCCAGCCCATTCTTTGGTGCTACATTTGTAGGCGATGCGGTTGCAAATAATAAATTTACCACTACAAATCATACCTATGGTATGTGGATGGTGCCACCTGATATTAATAACCAAGTTCTATGTACGTTTGTCAATGGTGACCCCGATCGTGGATTTTGGTTTGCCTGTGTAAATCCTACACTTAGTCACTGGATGGTGCCGGGTATTGCAGCCGGCAACAAAGTTGATACAGGTAATGTCAGTGATATAATTGGTGCAAGTATTACAACAGGACAAAGTTTGCCTGTGGTTGAATACAATGACAGCGAAGCAACTGCATTTACTTCTACCTTCTTTAATAATCCAAAACCGGTACACGAATGGCAAGCTAATATACTATTCCAACAAGGTCTTGATAAAGATCCTGTACGTGGTGCAACAAGTTCTACAAGTCAACGCGAAAGCCCAAGCCATGTATTTGGTATTAGTACCCCAGGCCGCGCATATGGCAACGATCCTGCTGAAGATCCTGAATACGGTAAAAAATTAGCCGACGGTACTATTACAGAAAAAGACTATGCTGTGTCTGCACGTAAAGGTGGACATACTTTTGTTATGGACGACGGCGATGTTGAAGGAACAGATCAGTTAGTTCGTATACGTAGTGCTGGTGGCCACGAGATATTAATGAATGATAAAGAGCAAACTCTATACATCATTAACTCGGCGGGTTCAAACTGGATAGAATTAAATCAAGATGGTACAATGAATATCTACAACAGTGGAAGTTTCAGTGTACGTTCTGAGGGCGATATAAATTTTTACTCTGATGCAAACGTTAATATTGATTCAGCAAGCTCAATTAATTTTAATGCTGCAACCAGCATTAAAGTAACATCAGCAGATATTGGAGCCAGTGCCACTAACTCCATGCTATTATACGGTGCCAGCAAAATGGATGTGGGTACAGGCGGTACGTTGACTACAGGTGCAGCAACTACCAGCATTGGCAGTACAGGTCCTATTAATATTGCTGGAACTACATTAGATCTTAACTCAAATCCTGGTAGCAATAATATCACAGGATTTAACCCACAAACATCAGTATTCCCAGATGCCAGCTACGACACAGCAACAAGACAATGGGCAAGTAAACCACAACAGGTAACCAGTATTGTTACCACATTACCCACACACGAACCTTACCCACGCACACCACCTGGCCCTATACCAACAAAAACTTTAGCAGCTAAAACTTGCGAAATTAAAAACGGGCAAGCACCAGCCAGCTATACTCTGCCACCGGCCAATGGCAACAAATTAGATGGTGGTAAAGTTCGCGGACAACCAGTGCCTTGGACAACAGATTCAGCATTCCTTGACAAGGTCAAATCTGTAGCCAGCTCATTGAATTTAAATTACATGGACATGTTGGCCTGTATGCATTTAGAAACCATTGGTACTATGGATCCAGGTATTACCAATAGCTTAGGATTTACAGGTTTAATTCAATTTGGTAAACCTGCTGCCACAGCCTGCGGAACTACACAAGAGTCTCTACGCAACATGGATCGTGTAACACAATGCGATTACGTATTAAAATATTTCCAAGTTAATAAACTAAATCAGAAAGCACCAAACCCAAGATTAGTAGATATCTATCTGACTATTCTTTGGCCAGCGGCTGTTGGGCAGGCATTGGATAAAGTTATTTGGAGTCAAAACGACAAAACAGCAGTATTCTATAATGCCAATCACGGATTTGACACAACCAAGTCTGGACAAATTACTGTACAAATGGTTGCAACCAGTATTGATACACACTTGGCAGCAGTTAAACAAGCATTGGCCAATGCCGGAGCAAAGTCAGAATCCCCACCGGGGCAATTACAGTCTGGATCGGGTGCTACAGTAACCGACGGATCTGGCAAACCAATAAACGCTGGCTCGGCAAATACCGGTGGACAAGATGTTGGATTAACGCAGGCAGCAGGCAAGAGTGTATCGGGCACTTGCCCTCCGGAGTGGATGAATCGCAAAGAAGCATACGATCCTCCGGCAACTATTGGTACAGCCAGCCCCAGCTTTACACAGTTACAAGTCAAAGCATTACACGCAGAATTGGGTTATTTTGAAAGCCAGTGGGCCTATGATAAATTTACAGGCACACAAATTGGAAAATATCAATTCAGTGCCGACGAACTTGCTGGTGCCGGCTATATCAAACCTGATGCTATTACACAATACCAAGATGGCACACTGGGCAATGGCGAAAGTTGGAGTGGTAAAGACAAAGTTAATAGTCAGGGCGATTTTGTTTCTGCAAAACAACAACAAGACATTATTCAAAATAATGAATTTACAGATTTTTACGCCGCATTAGGTGCAAACGGTGGTATTGTATCGTCAGACGATATATGCACAGCTGCTGGTATGGTGTTTGTGGCTCATATGTATCGTAGTGCTGATTTAGCACTACAGTGGCGTAAGCAAGGTTTTGTTGATAATCCTCCTGCTAACATTGGCAAGGCTGGTACACCAGAGGATTATTTCAATCACGGTCGTTACGCAATTGATATTTTAGCGGTTAATGCTCAACCAAGTCCAGCTGACAGAGGAAAACCACCTAACGGTTCTAACTTGACCGGTATTGATCCAAATGCTGTATTGGCATTTGCAGGTTCGGGTTCGGGAACATTATCCGGATTCCAACAAACAAGCACAGCGTTCCAAGATGCACTACTACAAGCTGCACAGGCCTATCTACAGGCCACTGGCAAGAAGATCATGATCAATAGTGCTTATCGTAGCGCAGAATACCAACAGGGATTATATGACCGTTGGGTACAAGCAGGTGGACACATGCCCGATAAACCAACTGCAGGTGGTATCACTACACCAACTAATCCAAGAAGTTCCGCAAATTATCACGACAGTCACGGAGATGGTGTAGCTATTGATAGCTCACAGTCCGAGTCAGTCAGTAACACTATCGATTTACCCAAATATGGCCTGCGTTGGGGCGGAACATTTAGAAGCCCAGATAGAGTCCATATTCAGTTAGCGGCATTTAAACCATAAAACGGGATAAGTATATACATGGCTACAACATTATACAAAGGGTTTAGTACCGTTGATCGTTACAAAAAGTTTCGTCTTAGCGATATAAATTTGGTTAAACAAGATTTAATCAATCATTTTCGTATACGCAAAGGCGAAAAGCTCATGCAACCAAATTTTGGTACTATTATTTGGACCATGTTGTTTGAACCAATGACAGATGTAGTTCATCAAGCCATAGTAGCCGATGTAAAAACCATAGTTGGCTACGATCCTCGCACTAAACTGTTAAACATTACAATCAACGAGTACGATCAAGGCATACAGATAGGTATAGACTTATTGTATATCCCTACTAATCAGACAACAGCACTACAATTAAAGTTTGATGCACAGTCGGCTTCCCTCACCGCGCAGTAACCTCGAATAATATACCCTGTTTTTAATTGTAATAAATACTCTATAAGGGATATATTCGCATGGCTATAACAACACGTCAGACAAACTTATTGGTGAATCAAGACTGGACTACCCTGTACCAGAGCTTCAAAAACGCCGATTTCCAAAGCTATGATTTTGAAACTATTCGCAAGTCAATGATTGACTATTTGCGTAATTATTATCCTGAAGATTTTAACGATTTTACAGAATCAAGTGAGTACGTAGCCCTAATAGATCTAATTGCTTTCTTGGGACAGAGTTTAGCATTCCGCACAGACTTAAATGCTCGTGAAAATTTCTTTGACACAGCAGAACGCCGCGACAGCATACTTAAATTAGCCAGCCTAATTAACTATAATGCCAAACGTAAT